ATTAGATGCCAAGTAATATGTGCTATTATCATAGCTTATTGTCGTTCCGCTAATCTTAACAAAACCCGTTCCATTGAGGGCAGCTTGTTTGGAATTAAAAGTAGTCCAATCGGTGCTGCTCAAAGCACCAGTTGTTGAACCACTTGCCAAAGCAAGGCTCAATTGTTGAGTGCTTAGGCTAAGACCATTAGCCGTCCCCAAAGTAACTGCATTATGCCTCGCTGCGGTGTTCGCTGCCACATCGGTATTGGCACTAACCCTCGCCTCTGTGTAGTAGAGGTTCGTCCCCTCCGTTACTTGCGTAGTGGTGTAGTCCCCACTCGCTGCCACAACCGCACCCGTCCTACCGAACACACTCGTTACGGCATCGGTGTTGTCATCCGTCCAAGAAGCCGTGATCGTGCCACCATCTTGTTGGTTAAGGGTAAGTGTCTTGGTTGTCGTACCCGTTACACTCGCACTATTTATTTTGTCATTATAGGCAGCATCCCAATTGGTTTGGGAGGCATTTGTTGGCAAAGAGTAGCCACTCGCAAAGGCAAGAGCCAATGTCCCACTTGAGGTGATGGGGTTGCCACTAATAGCGAACCCAGTTGGAACGCTTAAATCCACACTTGTTACCGTACCCACGCTCCATGACCTATCGGCTGATAAGTCGTAAGATGTGCCATTGATGGTTAGGCTTCGGCTCGTAGGCACACCACCCAACCCGCTCAAAGTGTAGGTAGGGACATTAAGAGTGCCTCCGACATAGGTGGCCGATCCACTTGACCCCGTAGTTGTCAAAGTAATGGCGGCCCTTGCTCTTGCATCGGTGAAATAAAGGTTTGTTCCTTCAGTAACCAAAGATGTCGTGTAATCACCACTTACGGCTATCACATCACCAGTCCTACCAAAAACACTTGTCACGGGAGCCGTATCGTAGTCGCTCCAACTCGCCGTGATAGTCCCACCATCTTGTTGGGTGAGCGTTAATGTTTTTGTTGTGGTTCCACTTACACTCGCACTATTAATCTTATCATTATAAGCCGCATCCCAATTGGAGCTATTGTCGGTGAGGTATGAGATAGTTCCTCCAGTGCTCTTAACGATACCACTACCCGACAAGACTCCTTGATAGGTAGTGCTATCAAGAGAGCCATCACCCTTAAGAAACTGCGAAGAGGATCCGGAGGCGATGAACTTCTGCAACTTAATATTGCTCCCATCACCCTTGCCAACATAGAGGTCAAATGTATCTGTAGTGAAAAGAGGCTCACCAACACTACCATTAGGCAATGATGCTAAAAGACCTCTTTTCAATTGTAATTTATAAGCCATTTCTTATTTTTAAAATGTCCCGTAATCTCCTATTTCCCATGTCCTATTAGCGCTCATGTCGTACACCACACCATTGATGGTAAAAGTACGGCTCTCCGGCACCGGAGTATATCCTATAACCCCACTCACACTTGACAATTGATACCTTGAGTTAGTAGCGTTCCAAAAGAGGCCTTGACCATTAGTTGGATTAGGTGCGTACACATCATGGAGCTCACCTATCTCGTAACCATTGTCAATCTTAATGTATATCTTTCCATGCTGACTATGCGCATACTCAACATATCCAAGGATAACCGTGTGGTTTGGTGCGGTCGGTTTAATGTTGGTCATCTTACCAGCCGTGAACGGACTCAAATAAATCAAATCACCATCCGCCCATGTCTCACCTTGCAATGAGCCTGTGGTATTTATCTCCGTAATTTGGCCCACATTAACAATAAACCCCTCTTGGTTGTTGCTTATGTTCTCACAAACCACACCAAGAGTGTCTTTGCTATTGGCATCATTGTTGCCTTGTGCCAACTCTACCGCCAACCTTTGACCTTGAGCGGCAGCAACCCTCACAACCTTATAGTCAACCCTATTAAGAGTGGCTCCGGTCTTGTTAACAACTCTTGACACCAAGCTCTCACCAATAGGCAAATTGTAGGTGTTGCCTTTCATTGATAGCCTCAAAGTGCCATTAGTATCGTCCCACGATACCACCCCTGCTGCCGATGGTATGCTACTATTGGTAGTGTTGTATTGCGTAAAGTCACCTACCACACCATAAGTACCCATGTTTAGGTCTTGGGTAGCGCCCGTATATGGCACATATCCACTCGATTCGTCGGAGTAGATAGTAAAATTAGGATAGGTTCCGGTAATGACTGTACCACCACTTGCTGTTAATGTTACTATTCTATCGGGAGCGGTATTGGTGATAGTAAAAGTACCCGACTCGGTGATAGGCCCTCCGGTCACGCTTATACCCGTTCCACCAACGGCATCAACACTCGTAACCGTTCCCATCTCACCCGTGCCACCATAGTCAACGGAGATATAAGTAGCATCAACCGTTGTACTTATGTACACGGGGCTCTCATCGTAGTTGACCTTAATGATAGGCTGATCGGTGGTATAATTGACTTTAATGACAACCATCTCTTAACTTGTTATTTGGTCAACCACTTGAACATATCCTTGCATCCATGTAAAGGTTCCGGTGTCGGTAGTTACTTGCAACTCATAGTTGAACTCACCAACGGTGTATGTAGCCGTAGTAACAGCGCTCAAAGTAACCGTCCTTTCATTGGTAGCTCCTTGCACAAAATCGGCATTGTTCCACGTGAAAATTGTGGTTCCGGCGCTATTCTTAGCCATCAATTTAAAAACATAAGTGCTTACGTTCTTAGCCGTCTCCTCACATTGGTCGGTATAAAAAGACAATGGAAATACATAAGTATCTCCTTTTTTTATGGGTCGTAGGTTGAACTCTGGTATCATTTTATTTCTTTTATAATGCTATATAAACCGCCTTCACACTCACTCCATTATAAGCCGTGCCAATAGTGATAGTAAAAACTCCACCACCCTCATCGGTAACGCTATAATTATAGTACCATTTGCCACCAAATCCAATAGCAACAAGCTTATGTGTTGCCGTGCTTCTTGCCGTAATCTTGCCGCTTGTCACCGTGTAGGTGTCAACCACACTAAGCTCGGTAAAAGGCCCAGACCCTTGCAATGAGTAATTATATTGAGCCAAAGAGCCAATTGTTGATGCCAAAGCCAACTCGGTGATGATAGCGTTAAATTGATAGACTCTATAATTATTTTGGGCATCAATAATGTCCAAATATCCTACTATCTCACTATCAGTCCCATCAATATAATCATCAAAAAATGTTATTGGTTGCAAATAGCTTTCGCTCATTTTGACCAACCCACTTCCACTAATGCTAAATGATTGACGCCCTTTAATATACTCACGATAGACATTATTGGTCTTAGGTGCTAATTCTATCACATCCCTTGAGATAGTAATATTGGCATCTTTAGCACAAGCAAAAGGATAGACCCCACCACTTGTGTTGGTGACCGCTATTACTAATCCTTCCGCTTTTACTACGTCTGCCATCTATGTATTGTATATAAATTGTTCGCTATATGTATCATATGTCAATGACCCAGGAGCGGTGTAGTCAATATTAAATTGGCCACTTGTTATGTTCAATTGAGTGATATTATTGCTCACGCTCACTTGGAAAGTATCGCCAGGGTTAATGGTAATATTACCACTTGGTGACAAATTAAAAGTAAAAGCTTGTGGGTTTACCGTAACAGGATAATTCTGTGTTTTTATCGCCGTTCCGTTTTGCAATACCCTAAAAGTAGTAGTAACGGGAGTCGTAGTAGTCGTATTGATATTACCTGCTAAAGATACAACTATTGGCACACTTAATGAAATAGAACCCGTGTAAGTTATCAAATTTCCACCCGTCAAAGTGAAATCCGCAAGGCTCACACTTGTCCAAGGAATATATGTGGGATTATTGTAAGTTCCGGTAGTGGCATCAAGCTCTAAAGACTTGGCTACCAACCCTCCACCATCCTTGTCATCATCCCAAACCTCCAAAAGAGTGGCCGTCCAAATACCCGCCGCAAAGTCAATCTCCTTCATATTCAAAATGGCATAAATCTTGTTGGGGTCATCATCCTCAAAAATGACTGTGTTGATCAACCCAATTCTATCGCCACCATTGAAAGTAAGCCCATAAAAGGTGGCATCTATTTTATTTCGGTTAAATCTATTGTTCTCCCAATATGCGGTTAAGTTCTGCCTTCTAAAGCTAAAAGTCTCGGCAGAATACCTATACCTATACCAATCGGCATCGGTAATAGTAGTGCCATCACTTTGGTATATAGTCCCTTTGTAGTTCTTAGAGAAGCCATCTTGCAAGTAAATCTCATTATCACTATTTACCTTAATATTTGCGCTTTTGGTAAAAATAGACTTAACACCTTGTAATGGTTGGGTACTTTGGCCATTGAAAGACTCAATAATCTCAAATTTTAAGGCTTTGAACCATGCCTCATTTTGGCCCGTTGTTGGGTAGGTATGGTAATCGGATATAATGGCTATCTTAATAGTTCCATTATCGGGGATGTCCGTACTTTCTACACTTACGGTAATCCAGTCTTGTTCATCGGGATTACCAGCGTTATTATACTCGGTAAATAAATAAGTATAATTACTCGTGAAAGTACCATTTGTTGACACCCATGAGCCATCGTTTTTAAGCCAATAATTACCAGCCGCTCCGGTCAACATAACAACCATTTGGTTCATGTTGCCATCATCGGCAAAAGCCTTTTCAAAACGATAGTCAATAGATATATTTAATTTCTCCCCAGCAAATACACCAATGGATTGACTCCTTAAATAGTAGTTATAATTGCTACCATCGGCACCAGGCATCCTCACATAGTTATCGGTCATATAACCATAGGAGGTGCTTGTGTATATTTCATTTCTTGTAACACTACCACTTGGCACGGTTGTCCCCGTCACATAATCGGGTGTATCCGATGGCCCAGCCAAAGTGTATTTGAAATCCCAACTATCAACATTGTATTGCTTTAGAGTTCCGGTAGTTGTGAGCAATGAACCCCTACTAAAAGTACCATTGACCAACAACTCACTTATTTGCTCATAATTAAAGAGAACATTATCTATTTTAGTCCTTCTCTTAATATAACGCAACATATCAGGACTAATGGGCTTAACCTCCTCATTTACACCTACACTAACATCAAATCTCTTTTGTACGGCAGTCCTTGTACCAAGATTAGATGTAAAACCTCTTAAATTGTCCGTCTTAGGCACATAAAGCTCCTCCAATCTCAAAATATGCCATGTGTCATTATACATGAACAAAGTTTGATTGAATGCTCTATTTATCTCTTCGGTAACCTTATAACTATCCTCATATTGCGTGGACTCTATTTGGAAAGTCTTTGGGTCAAGTTTGCATTGATCAAGACTCGTATAGGTGAGGCTATCTGTCATCGCATCATGGAACAAGTTGTTAAAAATGGTAAACTTTGTCCATCCTTGAGCCGCCGTGCTTGTGGCATATTGAAGAAAGTCAAGAGGTGTCGTTTTTGCCGTTATCTCACTACCACCATTAGATATAGGAAAGTTTTTCATATATCCAAGACCTTCCATCGCTCTTAGCATGATAGTATGGTTAGTATCTTGCCAAACTTCTTGGAACTCATCTTGTAAAAGGTAACCCCTCCAATATCCTATACTTGTATTATTATAAGCAAAAGTGACATAAATATCTGTATCATTATCGGCCAAAAAGTTATCTATACTTACACCACTCGCACTTGCTAATATCTCAATCTCGGCTAATTGTGGTCTAATGGGCTTGAACAAGTCCTCATCGGTATTAAACTCTTTTAATACAAATGGCCTTGCACCACCGCGAATGGAGTTAACGCTTCCGGTATATCCATCATACCAAAAGCCAACACGACAATCATAACCATCCAAACTCTTAAAGTCAATCCTATACTTTTCTTGGAATGCCATTAGCCAACGCGATTAATTAGTGTGTTTGTCCTATTCAATGACCCTACCAAATCTTGACCTCTCAAAACAAGGTTCACTTGCCCACTCATACCCAATGAGCCACCACCAACACCAGCGAACGATGGTGCGGCAATACCACCACCAAAGTTGATACCTAATATGCTTCCAAAAGCTGCTTTAAATGCTCCACCAACACCTTTAGTTGCACCTGGTGCTCCTGGGAATAATATTGAACCAAGTAAATTAACAATACCAGTAGCTATAATTCTTGCAACAACTTGGTTAATTGTTTGAAGTATTGCTTTACCAAATTCTTTAAAAGCTAACTTACCAGTATCTAAAAAAGTAGTAAACAAATCACTCAAAGGATTTGTAAATGTATTTTTAAACAATTCAAGCCCTGCCGCTGCATTTGTTTCTTGTATTAGTTTTGGACCTAAATTCTTAAAACCTTCTAAAAAGTTAGGAGCTTGATATGATGCTTCACCTTCTGCAATTGCCAAAGCTAAAGCAGCATCCTCAGCCTTTTTAGTCTCTTCGTTTGCTTTCTTTTGTGCTTCAGTCCTTGCTTTTAATGCTTTTGCTTGGCTTATTTGAGCATTTATTGCAGCAGCTCTTTGATTTGCGGCAGCATTAGCTTTTTGGAACGCCTCAAATTCTTTTAGTTCTGATATAATACCTTGCCAACCTTCTTTATATTTTTGTTGGCCATCTTTTGCACTATCTTTTAAAGCTTGGTCTTCTTTCTTTAAATTTTCAATCCTAATTCTTGTCTCCTCATTAATCTTTGCAATTCCATTAACAATAGGGTCAAGTTGAGTTAAAAAGTTACCATTTATTTTATATAAATTTTCAACAGCTACTCTTTGTGCAACTAATCTTAATTCATTTTCTCTAATTACTGCCGATAATACATCAAATACTTTACCAGTTTCTGGGTCAACATATTTATCACCCTTTTTTTGCTTTTCTAATAATAACCTTCTCTCATCAATTAATTGATTCAATTTGTCTTGCTCAACTGCAATATCTTGTGAGTTTTTAGCAAGTACAGCATTAATACCAGTCTCTCTTATTTTAAGTTTAATTAATTCAATTCTTTTCTTAGCATTTGAGTCTATTAACTCATTTGATATTTGAGTACCAATATTTTCTTCTCTTATACCAGCTACTACTTCTGGAGCAATTTTCTTTAATTCACTATAAGCCGCCAATCTATCTTTTTGGGGCTTGTCATTATCAATTAATGTTTTAGTTAAAATTTTAACTTTTGCCTCTTCTGCTGCAACATTACCAGTAGCCTTTGCCGTCTCTTCGTTAAATAACTTTTGTTCAGCAGTTATCTTTTTTGTTCCACCTAATATTTGAGTTAATGCTTCACTAAGAGAACCATACTTTTGTATGAGCGCAGTAACTCCGGCAATGATAGCACCAAAAGCAAAAGACAAACCAGCTGGGCCGATCAACGATGCTCCGATACTTTTTAACGCTGGGCCTAAGCCTCCCGCTTGTCTTGTCAATTGCCCAAAAGAATCTACAACAAGTGGCAAGTTGTTCTGTATCGCAACGAATCCAAAAGGCAAATCCCTTGTTACTTGGCTAAGAGAATTTAGAGCATTGGAGGCATTAGTAATACCTCCTGGTAGTTTGTCTAAACCAACCTTTTTTAAATCAACTAAGCTTTTTTCTAGTTGCTTAATTTGTACGTTAGTCTCAACAATGCCTTGTCCTGTAGCGGTTTTGAGTGAATCTTTTAACCGTTTGAGTTCATCTTCAACCTCACTAATTGACTTAGTGAAGTTTTCTATATTCATCCCTAAATCGAAAACGTATCCACTCATTTTGCTAACCTTTTAAATATTTCCCTCATCTCCTCCTCACTCATGCCATTTTTTACTTCATCACCAGGTAACTCCCACAATGCCTCCGGTGTCTTTGGTGCACTCTTAGGGTCACCCATAAGCCTAACCATCGTGAACATCAATAGCCTTGTTTGTCTATATCCATCCACTTTCTTGTCCTCATAACCTTTAGACATAAGGCTAAAATGCCTTGGACTCAAAGAGTAAAACTCATTAGGCTTCAATCCCAACTCACCTAATCCAAACGCTTCGACTTGCTCCCACGAGAGGTCTTTTTTTTTGTATCCTCTTGTACTTGAGTTTGCTTTATAAAGTCATTATCGGCCCAAACTTTAATGGCATTGGTGACCTCTTCTAAGTCACCTTTGCTCATTAAAATTCCTTCAATATGCTCAACAAAGTTCTCAAATGTCAAGGTAGGCTCAACATCCTTTACGAGACAATTATTATAATATCCGCTATAAAGGATGTGAGCTATTCCAACCTCATTTAACTCATTATTCACAAAGCTCTTGCCTTCCACCAATTTGCCATCACTTAGATACCTAAATGATGCCATGCCGAATTTAAGTCCAATCTTTTGGTCTTTAATAGTAATAGTGCAGTAATTCATTATTAAGCGGTTATGTCAAGAGTGCCGGAAGAGGCGATGCTTCCAGAGAAGTTGATGAACTCGGTAGTTGATTGATTCAAAGTAAGGTCGGTAATATAACCACTAAATTGGTGGTAATAAGCAGCACCAACACTTGCTCCTGTTACTGCTGGATTTTGTACCCTTACATTTACCAAAGTCTTGTTAACCATTGCGCTCAACAAGTCCTCGTAAGATACTTGAGATACACTTGGTGAAACTTCGCAAAGTGCATCAAAATCTATACTCATTGTTGGCTCACCTACGGAAGTCAAAGCTCCGCAGTTGGTTTGCTCGGTGGTGGAGTCAATAGTTGTATTGACGGATGATGTGCGCAGACAAACGAGATTTTTGTAAGATGAGCCACCAGCTACATCTATCTCTACATTCTGCAATGAACCTTGAATTTGTCCCATTTTTGTTTTATTTTTCGTTTACTAAATTACTAATTGTTATTAACTTTCTCGCTACAAAATTATCTCCATTTTGGAGGGGTAAATAGCTTGAGCTTATCCTTGCCATTGGGAAAACCTCAAAGTAGCTATCACTAAAACCATTGACTCCTGGATCGGGTATCAAAATATTGAGGATTTGCCCCGCTATGTTGTCCACCACCGCATTGTCATAAATGCGGTATTGCTCACTAAAAATGTCAATTACTACCTCTACCTCATTGCCAAAGTTATGGTTAGTATTTGCCGCAGTCTCACTAATAGCCGAAATAACCACATAGTTTTGAGGGGTAGTCCTAAAAGGAGTTTGTCCATACACTGGCACATCCTTGCCATTATAGGTTAAATTACCATTCAAGGCAGTCACATAAATAGTCCTCACATTGTTACTGCTATCCCTCATCAATTATTTTTTAACACTTTGTTAATAGCCTTAATCAAAGATGGTAAATAAGCTTTTACGCTCCTATTCATATAGCCAAAAGGAGGCACATTACTACCTGGCCCTCTTTTAAATTGTGCCGCTATCTTTTGCCACTCCTCATCCAATGTAGGTACATAACTCGCGGCATACCTTCCGGTACCGAATTCCATATAAGCGGCGTAGTCGGTTTGAGCCACCAATTGATACCTCATAAATCCCTCCTTTTTAAGAGAGATTGACCCTCTTAGCCTTCCCGTGTCAAATGGTGCCAATTGCTTCGCACTCGTAGCCATCAACTCACCATGAGCTGCTATCTCTTGGTCAATCATGGCAGTTCTCTTACTAACCTCATCTTTGAAGCTATTGAGAACATCACGGAAGTTCTTGTCACTAATCTCTAATTTTATTCCGGTAGCCACTAAATAACCACTTGTTTATATTGGTGATAGTTAAGTCCTTCCCACATTGGATATTGTTGAACCGATTGTTTCGGATCGGCATTCATCTTTTTACCCCTATTCTCATACATCCAAGATACAAGTGTCAAAATATCGTTTTTTAGGTCTTGAGGGATTGTTCCATATCCTGCTTGGTATGTAACGCTAAAAATACCCCTATTGTACATCCAAAGTTTGCCACCTATAACCTCATAGTCATCGTTAACGGTCAAAGTATCATAATCGTTAATACCTTCCTTTATTTTTACCTCATCTACACAAATCATAGGACTATAAGGTAGGTCTATAATCCAAACATTTGGCACATATCCACTAAGCTCAATATTAGCCCTTAGTTTCTTATTAACCAAGCTCCTCCCCGTTAGTTTCTCAATATGTACCCTTGCCGCGTTGATAAGGCTATCAATGAGGCTATCATCGCTCGTATAGTCAATCCTCAACCAATTCTTTACATCCGTCCTACTTACTGGCTCTACAACCGAATCCGATAGAACACTAACGCTATTTATATAAATCATCGCTATTTGTATTGATAAACCTTTTCTCTAATCCATGGCTCAAGCTCATCGAGTTTTTTTCTTGGGTCGTGTTCCTTTGCTCTCTCTTTTGCTTTTCGACTAAACTCTCTATATTTCTTTTCATCATCCAAGTCGCTAATCGCTTTAACCCAAGCTTTAATATCATCTCGTTTTTTGACATAAATAGCAGCTTTACCGCAGTTCTCCAAAAGGCCAGGTGTCTCGGTGCATATCACCGGAATACCACTACTCATAGCCTCTGTTGCCGTTATGCCCCAACTCTCATACTCACTTGGCATAACAAGTATCCGAGTGATAGCATAATAATCCTTAATGTTCACACTTTTCTCAACTATCCTCACATTTGGCAACTTAGGTATGATTTGCTCATCATAAGAGCCAATGACACCTAAGAACTTCTTATTTGCCATCGCTTTCGCTATTTGCTCAAATATCTCCCCACCTTTGTTCTTGTTCAAGTTAATCAAAGTAATGTACTCATTTTTGATAGGGTCTATGCCCAAGTCAAAATAACGATAGTCGGTAGGTGGAGGCAATATAAAGTTACTAAAATTATAATTAAGTAAGTCTTTTAACCAAAAAGAATTATAAATAATGTGTTGTGGCTTCTCGGCCATTATAATCTCTGGGTATGGATGGCTATTATGTATAAGATGAAAAACAGGCTTTTTATACATTTTTGCCGTGTGTATTGTCCATCTTGTGTAATCCAAATGGGTAAATACCCCATCGCACCACCTCATCAACCCATCTATTACATTAGTATTAGGAGGGAACACATCCACCCCGTCAAAAGTGTAATTATTACTTATTTTATAATGATTTGCTTGATGCAATAAAACTCGCACATTATGGCCTTTGCTAATCAAATGTTTTGCTATCCCATGTATCATGGTTTCAGCTCCGCAAAGATGCTTAGGTGGATAAAGATGTACGCTTAATAGAAAGTTCATAGTTTATAGTATATTATATCTGCTTCAATCAATTCATATTTATAATTAGGCCACTTATTGGAAAATATACTTATGAAATCACTATCTAAATAGTGTGTTTCGAATTTCAATTTTTTTATATTATACTTTTCTAAATCTATGCTATTTACAATTCTTTGGTCATATCCTTCACAATCTATTTGTAGATATTCAATCTCTTTAATATCCCATTTTTCGCATAAATCATTAAATGTCAAACTTTTACAAGAAAGTATTACTAAGTCTTTATTATCAACTTTTTTTAAATATTTATTTATTGGTTCGCCGTTTTCTATAACACTACTGCAACCCTTATAAAAATATTCGTAATTATTTAATGAATTTATATCTAAATATGCTAATTCAATATTTTCATGTTTGTCGCTTATTGGTGAATTTTCAAAACAAACTTCAGTATTTAATCTATGTGCATTTAATTTTAATAAATTAAAATAATGCGGTACAGGTTCAACAAATAATACTTTTTTGTAATTATTTAAGGTATCAAATATATCATCAAATGATACCCCATCCATAGCTCCTATAATAACTGCATGCCGCCCCCATTTAGAACCATAACAATCAAACCCGATTAGATAGCTCCGTAAACAGCGGCAGTTGGTTGGAACTGGAGGAGTTCGCAACGAGCCTCGCAACGGAAGGTAATGAGGTTTTTGATAAAGTCATCTTGGTCGAACTCGGTAGAACGAACCGCGAGACCACTTTGTTGTGCGATAGCAAACTTAGTGGTATCCATCACATAAATCTTGGAAGCAGTAACCAAGCTATGAGGGATAACGGGAACGCCTACGATACGAACGTTACCATTCTGGTCGATAACCATGCCACCAGGGATAGAGTAATCGGATGGCTTGGTTTTCAACAAACCAGCCCAACCAGCGTGTGTGGTCAAGGAAAGATTTGGAGTCCAGTTCAACGCGCCCAATTGAGCTACATAATCAATGAACTTCTCAGCGGTGTTAGCACCAGAAGAAGAACCTGCGGTAGCAGAAGCGGCGATGGCGTTGAGGTAATATGTATCTTCAGCCTTTTGGAAGTCTTCGATCAAAGACTGCTGCAAATAAGCTTGCAAGAAAGGAAGGTCATCAATCATCTGACGAGATACTTTAGCGTAACCAGCGATGAAAGACAACGCGGTGTTTACTACGGTTACATCGTAATCAACTTGAGGCTTTGCAGAACCTTCAGTTTGCTTACCGAAAGAACCTTCACCAACGGGGCTGTTGCCACGAGGGAAAGATACAGAACCAGTTGATACGGGGATGATGTTGAACACACTTCTCAGGTGAGGGTTAACAAAGCTACGGAGAGCTGGGTTGTCAACATAAGAGGTGTAAACAGAACCAGTAAGGTTGTTAGAAATGGTCATAGTACCTACGGCCTTCAAATCCATCTCGTAAGAGAAACCTTTACCGTTACCACGAGCGGCAGACTTAATGTCGTTCCAACCCTTTTCGATAGCAGCACCAATTTCGCTCTTGATGTTGTTGATGTGGTCAGCGTAAGAAACGGCAACCTTCTTCTCTTCTTTAGCTTGGAGCTTACCAAAGGCAGCTTTAGCTTCTTTAACTTCGGCAACAGCTTCAGCAGCGGTCTTGTTTGCCTTAACCATCTCTTCGTTGATTTGCTCAACGCGAGATTCAAATGCTTTAGCGGCTTTCTCGGTAGCAGCTACAACCTCGGCCTTTTGCTCGGCCAACTTAGATGCCAAGGCATCTTCAAATTGCTTCAAATTTTCCATTTTGTTAGATTTTATTAATTATTGATATGAGTGATGACACATCAACCCTTTCCTCTCCTTTTTGCTGCTTGGGCTCCTCAACGGTGGCCTTCGTGCTACTCATTTGCTCAACGGCTTGTGCCAATTGCCTTACTTTAATAAGGCAAAGTTCTATTGTCTCATCTGTAACATCGCTATTACGGATGAACTTCTCGAAATTACGAATTTGTTCTTTAATCTCATCAATATTTTTTATTGACTTGATACCCAACATTGGTGTATGCTCATTAGCACCCCAAGCGGTCAAGGATGAACCTTCGAACAACATAACCTCATGTATCTCATTGGCGCTATCGTTTTTTTGCTCACGCAAAGTCCTAAAGCCAATGGAATGTTCACTAATTAGGCCACTCTCAACCATCTTTACAAAGTCTTGGCCCAATTGATGTTTACCTACTTGTGAACGATAGAAAAGGCCATAATTGTCCTCTTTGAGTTCCATTATCTTGCCCAATGGCTTAGATGGGTCATGGTTAAGCAAATGCTTAATCCTTCCCTTGGCATCCGGCCCCCAATCTTGGATTGACCTTTTAAAAGCTCCTGGCATCATTATATCCCCATCGGAGTCAACCATGCCAAAAGCACTAAAATAGCCACTAACAATACCTTGTTTGGCATCAACATCTTTTACCTCAAGGCTTTGGTTTTTGTAAACGTATATCATACTTTTCTTATTATCTATTTGGTCTAATTTTCTTATTGCCCATTCTATTCCGGCATCACCGCCCCACGCATCCCACATGATGCCTCCACATCCCTCATCATAAGGCACGTCCTTATTTTGTTGATGCCTTTTAAATGATGCCATCCTCGCTATCGTGTCTCTACTTATCTTCTCTCTGTTTGCGAGTTGCCTTGCTCTTGTCCAACCAACAGGAGTGCCGCAACTGCTGCCATTCTCCTCTTTATATTTCAAAGCCCTTTTGGCATTGTTAGTCGCTGCCTCTGGGTAATCATTGTAAGTCTCTTCTTTTTTGTCCATGTACTCATCCTCATCCTCCTCTTGTGCCAAATAAGCTCTATAAGCCCTATTTGCACTTTCTTCGCTTCTATACATACACTCACCATCCCCAATTCTCCAAAGACCATTTCCGCAACTTTCTACTGGCATAATTAATCTATTGTAGCTACATTTAGCTTAGGTTTAAAAATAAGGTTTCCATTGCCATCCCTCTTGGGTATAAATCCAACCGTACAACGACAATTGATAGTAAACCCAGGAGGTGCGCTCAAATCCCCAGGTTGCATGGCTACTACGGGCTCACCCTTTTTGCCAGTTGAAGTAAAAGGCTCTTTGTAAGGAACTACCACACCATCCATCTCCCAATGGTCGAACTCATCCTTTGGTATCCTCCTTGTCCTATTGTCCTTAGCGCTAATCCATATTTTGTCCACCTCAAAATTGTGAGCTTGAGCCCCCATCATTGCGGCCATATTACTCGCCCTCATCACCTCAGTCCTAACTATCCTCCTCGCCCTAAAGGCTGCATATGCCAATTGGTCATCGCTAAGTATTTGCTTGACTATCTCATCCACACCCAATCCATCCTCAATAGCCTTACTCACAATAGCCAAAAGCTTGTCCTTAGTTGTTTTAGTTATGTCCGAAACCAAAACAAAGCCTTGTTGCATAAGGAAAGTAAGTATCTCTTTTGTCCACTCCCTATTAAAGCCAAAAGTCTCACCTTTACGGTTAGCCTCTATCTTTAACATCCTATAAGTGGCATTGCCAAAAAGGATGGTTGCTTCCTTATATAAATCCTCAAAGACCTTAATTAATTCTTTCTCCCACAAGTCAAGTCCTAACCTTGTCCTTGCCACATCCACACCATAAAGCTCAATATCTTTAGCAAAGCGTTTAAATTGTTTGAGTATTGAGTCTTTAGTCGCATTGAAGTATTTGCTATCCAATTGCGCCCTTAGTCTCTCCACTTTCCTCCAATATTCTCGCCTTTGCTTCCCATTCATTTTCAAGTCGTTTACGATAACCCTCCCTCACCTTATCCATCATCCTCTTCTCTATCAAGCAAGTCCTCTCGCTTGGTGTTTTAGGATATTTGGTCATCACTATTGTCCATATCTCCGTTTTGGTCATTGCTCATACTTTGGTCATTGCTAACGCTCAAATCCATCATTACTTGCTCCAAAGGTATCAACCCTTGATTGACATAGCTATACTCATAAGCACCACCTCTCTCCTCATAATTCATAGCACTCCTCTTCTCATCAAATGTCAACCAGTCGGCCATCCTTAGTTGGTTAACCATTTTCTCGAAGTCTTGTTGCATCTCCGGTAGGGCCGTGATGTCAAAGTCTATATAAACATCCTCACCAAACCTTGGCACTAACCACTTGTTCAACTCATCCCTCAATTGACAATTGAGAGGCATGATGGTATTTGTAACCAAATCCCTCATTGCATTTGAATAGTTATTATATGAGCTGCTATCCGTGTCAAACAAGACAACTGGCAAACCAAACAATCTACACCATTGGTGAAGGGTCATCTGCATTGTCTTAACCAACTCCATATCCACACTACTCAAACCAAAGTTTAAATAATCCCAAGGAGTTTGGAAAACACCAATAGCACCCTTTTGGTCTTTGTTATTAACCCTATCATTGACCATCCTTTGCACCAAAGAGGCTTGTTCCGGTGTCAAGGTTGGGATAGAATTATTAATGGCTTTAGGCACAATAGCACCTTTAGCTCCTCCATTGGCGGTCATGGCGGCACTCGCATCGGCGGCATTATTGCTCATCCTCAATAACTTCCAACCTGGCCTCAATGGTGACAAGCCCCTCAAGTGTGTCCTTGTGTCGGCGTTAAACTCTGGGTTCCAACTCTTCCATTGGCACACCACATCTTTTGGTAGATCAATACCCGCTCCAACCATCAACTTGTAACCCAATATTCCATACAAATCCTTTGGGTCGGGGTAAATGTCCAAGAACTGGGTTGGTAATACGTTAAGCTCAACGAACTTTCCTCCCTCAACTCCACCGTCATTTCCATATATGTCCCCTTCTCCAGATAATATACGATAACCATATAGATTCTCAAAAAATTGGTCTTGTGCTTGTTGTGGGTTAGGTTGTTCCAAAAGTTTAGCAAGAGGTGAGTTAGTCACCATGTTCTCTTCGTATGCATTCTTACGCCTAAGCAAAGCTTGTTCGTAAGCGCCCTTATGTTGTAAACCTTTAGTTAGTTGCTTGTATTGGTGCAAAGATGTTTGTGCCTTCTCCCCTGGTTTCATCTTATACACATACCAAGGAATAGAAGCCGCCTTCCTTGCCAAAAAGGATACAATAGCGTAAACATCGCTATTACTCAAGTATCCTTCCGCGACATAACTATCGGCACCATATTGCTGAAGGACGGAGTTATTAATGCCTTGTATCTTTGGTTGGTTAACGGGATAAGGATTTAAACCCTTACGCTTCATGTAACCCTCTACAAACCTATCTATGATTCCCATATTATATCATGCCCCAAGTTAGTTGAGGCGCATTTAATTTCGTAAATACTGCGTATCTAAGAGAGTCGCAAAGGTGGTCATTAAACTTAACTGGCTCATCCAACTTCTTGCCATTCCTATCCGTTTTCCATTTATAGTTTCTTAATTCCTTCACTAAGTTATGACTTTTCTCCGTCACATACATCGGCACACTTTTAATCTTCTTAATACCTTCGGTAACATCCTTGTTGCTTGGTTTGGCATTTAGACCACAACGACAAAGCTCCTCAATGGTTTTAGGCTCTGCACTATCGCAAAAAATCTCATCATATTGAGATATCCCTAAACTCTTAACCTTCTCAACCAAGTCGTTAGTCGTTAGCTTTGTCTCGTAAATAACCTCATCAACATAAATACCTCCCTCATAAAAAACCACTTTGGTCATGGCAGATGGATTGTTAAAACCAAAATCTAAGCCATAAACAACCTCACCTTGTGGCAAGTCATGGCAATAACGCCAATGAGTGTAAATGGTGTCGTGTAAGTTGCCCTTTTGACCAAGGCCATAGATTAACCAGTAATTCTCATCGGCATCCTTTAGCCTCTCAATCTCTTCAACCAACTCTTTTGGTAGAAAAGGATTGTCTTTATATGTCGTTATGTAAAAGTCGGCATCATCACGAGGTATCACCTTATCAAATACCCAATGGTACTCATCCGATGGGTTATAGTCCAAGATAATCTTACTTTCTGTCCTCATAGTGAGCTGCACCCATGCCTCATAAGACATCTCGGTACATTCGTTCATGAATAGGTATTGCCTCTTACGACCCCTTATCTTGTGTGGCTGATCAACGCTCACGAACTCAACCAAGTTGCCATTTAGGTTGTAAGTTTGCTCGGTCTTATTATGGTTATCCTCCGAATAGATGCCCAATTTTAGTAATATTTCGATAAAATCACGCAACACCGACCCTTTGATAGATGGTAAGCTTTGCCTTACAATAGACAAAGTTTGCCCCCTTTCTTGGAGCAATTTGACTATGAACCAAAGGATAATGTTGTAGGTTTTGCCCGAACGGCTACCACCTTGCATCACGGTTATCCTCTTATCACTTGTACGCAGTATGTCAAAGACCTTGGATGTCTGTATTTTTGGCCTCATCATTTTTCAGTCCATTTATAACCTCTACGGTCAGTCCACTAATGCTGCCTTCAATTTTAGACTCAACTCTTTTTACTGGCTCACCGAAAAAATACTTAGTGTATAATTCCACGGCCTTCATATCTCTTTTCTTCAAATTAGCCTCCATTGCCTCATACCACAAAGGCTCAAGAGGACTTAACCTCTCAAGCAACTCCTCCTCCGATTTTCTCCTTGGCCTTCCCGACCCTGGTCTTGGTCCACCCCATCCTGCCATCTTGATAAAATTTGGTTAAAAAAGCCTTTAGTGTTGATGTATCACCTCCATATTGTGCGTAAAGCCCTTCTCGTCCTTTTTATCGCGCTCAAATATCCTAAGCTTTACCCACCCATCCTTATTAGGCAAGGTGTCTAAAAACGCCTTAAAATCGCCTACATTCACATTAAGCATGAGAGAGCCATCTCTCTCGTTCTGCCTAAAGTAAAAGCCTTTCTTTTGCATATAGTAAAATTAAATGTTTTTATTACATCAACTAACTCAATTAACATGGTTTGTTAATAAATCGGAGTTATGATGCAATCATATCTATTTTGGATATCGTTTATTATTATGTTTGGATTAATAATGTCGTTGACCATTATTGAGAGCTTTATTTCGGTGTAGTTGTTCTCTTTTAGTTTTTCCATTATTTTACCATAAGGGATGGATATTATTGGGTCATCCATCTCAAGCATATTAGCCACGAATCTCGTTGAGTGTATCACGGTGGTATGGTCTTTGTTTATGGACTTACCTATCTCACCCAAATTATAGTTCAAAAACCTCCTTGAAATATAGCAATAGATTTGTCTTGCTACTACGGTCTTTCTGAATCTCTCTTTACCGATAATTTTCTCCGGTGTGGTATCCATGACCTCGGCACAAATTCCTAATAACATTTTAAGCTGTTCCATGTTTTTCATCTTTTTCTTTCTTCCCCCCCCACCTCTATTTTTTACCTTTTTAACTTTTTCACTTCAAAATATGTAAAAAATATGGTACAAGTGGTACAAGGATTATAAAGTATTATAAATCAATAAGTAATAAAAAAAGCAAAATGGTACAAAAGTGGTACAAAAGTGGTACAAAGTAGTACAAAATCAAAAATCTAAGGGTAAACTACTAAATCTTATAGCTATTTTACCTCTCTCAACCTGATGTTTTTGTTCCAAATACTCAATTCCATACAATTCTGTACCACTTTTAATTCCCCTCTTGTACCGTATTCTGGTATAGTCTTTTTTATCCATTCCATACATATTTAAGAACTCTTGATGCAATTGGTCTATACTCACCCAATCACCATTTTTGATGATTTCCTCAAAGTGTTCTACGAACTCATCACCAAACTGATTTTTAAGGGCTTTCCTTGCCATCTTTTCACTAAATGGTATATTGACTACACCATTAGCCAAATAGTCGCTTAAAGAGAAGAATAAGAGGTTATAAAACCTATTCCATTCATCTTTATCCCAATCATCAAAAAGTTTATGTCCAAACTCATCCTCTGGGGTCTTGGTTGCACCAAAGTATGGGGCAAACTCAAAGACTCTTTGTCTCCTTTTGGCATGGATACCATTTTGTGGGATAGAGTAGTTAGTGGTAAAAAGTATCTTAGGAGAGTCCTTATAGGGTATAAAGAGCTCATCCTTGTTCTTTTTCTCTACGGTTATACCTTCGGTTATAATGCTATAAAATCCCTCAAAATCTACCTTTTTACGAGTATCCTCTATGGCTACTATTCGAGTGTCAAGGTCAACCCGTTGGAAGGCAAAGTTTTTGTCAACCTTAAAGTTCTTACCATCAACTCGGATGGTTTTGACTATGTAACTAAGAGCTTTGACAAAAATACCCTTTCCGGTACCTCCTCCTTTCTCCTCATTGTCGGTCTCCTCGGCTAAAATTACGGCGAATGGTCTTGCGGGGTCTTTGTATTGGTGCAAAAGGTAACCGATAAGGCTAAGAGCGTACATATACTTCTCGGGTGTATCTCCACTAATACGCTTTAGAAACCTAAAATATTCAATACTCTCTGGGTCAATACCATCTTGATCCACATGAATAAAGTGGTTGATAACTTGTGTTTTCCAAATAACCTTACCTAATTCGCCATAGGTAACAAGTTTTATATCATTTTTGGTAATTTGTACCACTCCATTGATAAATGGAAAAAAAGCAATGTCTTTGGTGTCTTTTAGAAAGTCAATATCTGCACGAGTAAAAAACTCAAAAAAGGCATCACTAAATAGCGAGATGGCATTTTTATAGACCAACTCCAACAAATCTTGTGGGGTGATACCGCCATCAAAGCTATCTGGGAGTCTATCAATATAGTCCTTAATAAACTTTTTTACTTGTTCACTTGATGCCTCCTCAACAAAACCATCTTTTATTCTAACCAACCTATAAGAGGTGGATTGTTTATCGTAGAAATAAAGCCTAAATCCTCCTTGCTCGGTTAGGAATATTTGAAGTTTGTACTTACTAATTTGTGGGTTACCATTCTTATCAATGTCCCAAAAGGTACAAATCTTGTCCCCCCACCTTTGTTCAAGGTCATCAACTATCTCTTTAGCGTTGGTGAGGTCTTTATCATATTTTTTTACCAAAATGGTAATTAAGTCATCATTGGTAGCACCATCCTTTTTTTTCTCAAATAACTCTTTTTCAAGTTTATCACCGAAGTTGATACGCTTCTCACCATAGCCATTTTCGAGTAGCTTTTTAGCGCTCTTTTTCCAATCTCCATTACACTCCAATATGGTGAAGACATGAGCCAATTTATAGCCTTTATTTGGCTCAAAAGGTGTATTGGTAGAGAACACGGAAAATAGACCAAGAGACTTATTAAATGAGCCGGAGTGAGAGGATGTGCCACCAGGGCGTAGGTAATAATCCCTCTCACTATTGCTTTTAACTATTTCCCAACCATACCCTTCTAATAACCCTCGCAAATCCCCTCTTTTGTTATAGTCATCAAAAGGTGAGACTCCATAATCTTTAGTGCTTGGCCTATGGTGTGCTTCGATTACCACCTCATCAATAACCTCATTAAATGCACCCATAACCTCAAATAGTTGCATTCTTTCCTCTACACTAAGCACATTAATACCCTCTTGCAAGATGGTGTACCCTTCACTTGGGGGTGCTACAACGTAGCCACCCTCACCACGAGTCTCAATGATGCAATAAGTCTTATTGTGAGGGTTTTGTGTTAACTCTTCCGGAGTGGCATGGCGAAGAGCCAACTTTTGGTTTCCTTGTATGCATTCGCAACGATAATATAAGTGCTTACCATTTGATTTGGTGTTGACAATATGAAGCTTTTTGTAGATGTCTTGAGGGATTGCCTTTTGTATCTCCTCCCAAAGAGGGTAGGTCTCGTATTTAGTGTCTATGTCAATGACCTCAAGGTTTGAGGAGACACCACCACAAATAATAGCCATCCCTTTGGCTCGTGGGTCGGACATTTGCTTGTCGAACTCCTCTTTTGTTATTTGTCGTGTCTGGTATTCTTTCCAAGGGTAAAGTGATTGTTTTTTATCATTAACGGCAATAGCATTAATGCCTAAGTCTAAGTAGTTCATTAAGTAAAAAGTTTATAGTTGCGAAAGTATGTCTTTAACTTGACTAACTGACCTAACGACATGAGCCGGAACACCCATCGTGTTCAATCCTTCAATGTGATGCTCCTGTAGTTTGCTCACTCGGCCTTTATCGGTCTTAACCTCAAAGAATATTACTTTGCCATCTTTTAGTGCCATAAGGTCAGGCATCCCTGGCTTTGAGGTATTGATAAGCTTAACTACAAACCATCCCTCATTGATGAGGTGAGCGCGGATCGCGCCTTGTATTAGTGATTCTCTCATATTGTTCGATTGTTTTAAATATTTGGTAAACTACTTGAGGAACTATTGCATTTCCTCCGGCTTTGATTGATTCATTTCTCCATTTAGGAAAGGTAATAGAGTCCAATCGGTCGGAAATCCCATCATCTCCAGAACAAATTGGGGAGACAGTTGGGAAGGTTTGCCAGTCATTTCTCTTGTCATTTTTACTAATGAATCTTGATTTTCCAGACCAGTTACTTTCTCTCCGCAATCCGATGCCATCGGAGTTGGCAGACAACCGCTCCCCATCGCCATCTGTCTCAAACTCATTTGCAAATTGACTCCTTTCTGTTGATGTCTTTCTTTTCTCGTTTGATAAGTTTCTGGTTTCGTTCCTGTGTTCCAATCTTGTGCATTCGGTGTCGGCAACATTCCCATTTTGGCTATGTCGTTGAGACTCGGGCCAAACCTCATCCCGTCCTTTTGTCTTATGTTCACAAAACTTCCATTGATTAGTTTCAATTCCTTCCCGCTGTTCAAATTCTCCGCCATTCCATCCATTGTTTTTGGAGTGGGCAACAAACCAAACTCGGTCTCTTCGGTGGGGTGCGTTGACGGAAACAGCTGGAAGTACAAACGGTTGTACTTCGTACCCTTCAGCTTCCAAGTCAGCTTGCACCTCGTGGAAAACCAACCCTCCTGACCAATTAACAAGGCCGAGAACGTTTTCGCCCACGACCCAACGTGGCTGAACCTCTCTAATCGTTCTAAGCATTTGCGGCCAGAGGTGTCTCTCATCCTCTTTGCCAAGTCGCTTTCCTGCACTTGAGTATGGTTGACATGGGAATCCTCCGGTGATGATGTCAATTTTTCCTCTGTGAATAGTAAAATCTGTTTTGGTGATGTCATCGTAACTAATTGAATTAGGCCAATAATATTTTAATACTTGCTGTCCAAATTTGTTCCACTCACAATGGAAAACATTCTCCCATCCCATCCATTCGGCAGCCAGGTCAAAGCCTCCAATGCCACTAAATAATGAGCCATGTTTCATACCACCTCCATTAGTTTATCCATGAAATTGACTCGCAGCTCTTGAGGTATCATTGATGGCTTTGGCTCAACGCTAAATTCTATTTGCCAATCCTTCTCGGTGAACGTACTAACGCAGAACGTACCCTCAAGATAGCCTCTATGCACCTCACCATCCCACTCTTTGATAAGTGACTCCTCCTCTTTGGTTGAGAGGTCATCTATGTCAATTCTAAATCTTATCCAAAAGTGTGCTCCTTTTGCATAGCCATAAAGATTGGTAATGCCTTGTGTGTTGCTAATAACAGTGGCTTTCCACTCTAAGAATTGATTTGTTTTGTCAACCCAATAGTCTATATCTATTGAGGAACGGAGGCCGAGATGGTAATTAAGTCCCGATGCGTCTACGTCGAACTTTGTCGTTTTGAAGTCCATTTAGTGATAGTTTTAAGTGAATAAACAATTTCTAAAAGTATAAGCAAAAGCCCAGCGATTGGTAAACTTATGCAAAAAAACCAAAAGTAAGCGAAAATTGTCTTTATCATAATCAATAATTAATCGGTACAAAAACCAGCTTGACATCCGGCACCCTCACCAAAATCAAAGTCCATTTGTAAGCCAACATTTAATATTTGCTTATAACTCATCTCCTTTTTCCACCTCTTTTTATCATTCTCTTGATCGGCAAACCATTGCATTTTTTGTGGGTTATCCTCCCAATTTTTACGCAGTTGGTTAATACTTTTCCAAAAACATCCTACACAATTAGAGTCGGTTGGGAAGGTTAAATTAGTTGAATTAGCCCAATTAACAACTTTTGGATGTATAATTTTATCATTTACCATAGGAAAAGCGGCCTCTCTCCACTCTATTTCCTCCCATTTATTGCGTGTACCACGACTACCAACTATGCCTTTAAATGTGTTTTTTATCCTTTCTGCCCTTTCCATCTCATCATATCTAATGCCAATGTTCATAATAACTTTCTCATTAATATTCTTATACCACCAATCAAAAATGGGTCTCATTTTCATTTCTGTTGTGCAAAATCTCCACATTTGGTTGGGCAATCCTTTGCCTCCTGTCATTTTTTTATTTACTTTCTCAAATGAGTGACCAGTTACCCAAATAATTTCTTTACCCATCATTTGTTCTAAATCTCGCAAGACTATTAGTGTTTTATCATCCTCGGCTGTTGCGACAAACTCTTTACCTATCTTATTTGATACATATTTAATAATAGAGTCATCTTTAGGCTTACAAGATATGTCTTGTATTGTAACCAATGCAAATATGTAATAATCGGCGGGATAGTGAATAGCCATGTAAGAGCTTGTCTTACCACCGGATAAACTGTTAATTTTTATCACAAAAAATCATTTTTAAAGTACCTAATGGTATAATCCTTCTTATCACTCACCGCTTTGTGTATTTTATCCTCAATGCCATTTACCGAAAATAGCCAATGTACCTTACATTCCAACTCTTTATCCCTTGTTTGTATCCTAGCCCTTGTCTGCCAATAGGAGGTAGCTGAAAAGTCTATATTATACATTATAAGAGCCTCTGCAGATTGTAAGTTGATACCCTCCCTACCACTTACAATTTGCGAAATGAAAATACCCCTACTTGCCCTTTCAAATTCCATTGCATCGTCAAAAACTGGTTCATCAAACAATGTCTTTAGTAATAAGCCCTCTTGCTTGAACTTATAAAAGATAGCGTATTTTTTAAGGTATTTAAATCGTTCTTTTATATAATCTACCTTACTATTATCAATAATACGACTCTCTCGCTCCGGCTCATCAATGATAATGGTACCACTATAAATTTGGTGAAGCTTTTGCATGAGCTTAACGGCTGTCTCGCATATCACCTTATCACCATCGGCATTAGTGACCACTTTGTCATTTTTAAGCCTATTTGCGAGTCTATACGTTGAGTCCATCATTTTCACATAATGTATCTCCTCATCTACAAAAGATGTAAACCCAGCTTGTTCTTGGGTGAACGAGATAAATAGGTGTGCGCAATGCTCTCTAACCTTTTGATGGTCGGCGTTCTTATAATCATTGAACGATTGTCCATTTATCATCACTTTCTTGATCGCCACAAACTCATGCGCCCATTTGTAGAAGGTAGGCCACTTTTTGAAGGGAGAGAAAGATGAGATAAAGAACTGGTGGTACAATTGACTATACGATTCTGGTGATGGAGTACCAGATAAGTATATAATTTTTTTATCCTCACAAATCCTTTTAAGCTCCTCGCACCTATTACTTTTCATTGGAAACGCTCCGATGCTATGCGCTTCATCGCAAATGACCAAATCATACTCATCTTTAACCTTGTGCAATTGCTCGTAGTTTACCACATTTAGTAAAATTTGATAACCAAGGTCTTTTGCTTGTAATACAATATCATCAATGGCTTTTTTCTTGGTCACAAATAAAACATTCTTAGCTCCTGCTTTGTAGGCAGTAACTATAGATGTAAGAGTCTTTCCGGTTCTTGGCTCCATTGCTAAGTAAACCAATCCATGCTCTTTTAGTATTTCAACCGCCTCATCACTAATTCTAACTTGATAGTCGCGTAAGGTCATAATACATAAGTTTTATCCGGATTCTCACCACTCCTTGGATTGCGCCTATACTCGTACTTAGGGAAAAACTCATCAAAGCTCTCTTGGTGAGCCCATATTCCTGGGAATATCTCAAAAAACCATTTACCATCCTTTAGAGCCCAATGCGCATTTTTACGCATTAGGTTCTTTTGGATGTACTCGGTTACCGAATTGGTAATTTTCATTTTTTATGAGTTAATTCGTAAGAAAATTTCTTTGGCTTAATGTCATCGTTTATGCTTTTCCATAGCTCATAAGTGGCATTGAAAAGCTTTATCTCTTGTGTTGTGTCCTCTTTGCTTACGAATTGCCAACCCACTCCTTGAATGTCTCCTTTCTTTCCTCTTGTCCTTGTTTTAGCATTGAGCCACAAAATAGCTACCTCATCAACGAGAACTCCACCTTTTGCCAATAGCTCACGATAGGCGGCAAGTTGCAGCCAATAGGAGGGATAGATACTACCAGAGGTCTTAATGTCCACAAGATAGGTCTTACCATCAATACTTAGGATACGATCAAGAGTCCCAGCATAGCCAAGCTCACTACTTACCATGTGTACTTCTATCATGTCAATATTTGGCTTATGGTTCTCGGTAAAGTCAACATACCTCTCAAACATACTCCATTCGAGCATTTTGTACTTTGGACGGCCATTCTCATCAATATAACTAACCTCTTCACCACTATCATACCTTTCGGTAAGCTCATGCACCAGGCTTCCTCTCCTTCCGGCCTCATCACGGATGGCATCGGCATCGCCTCCGACATCTTTAAGCCATTTAAAATAAGAGGCATCTTTAGGGTATGCTTCTAAGATTGTTGTGACGGATGGAACGTAACCACCCTCACTTGTGCCATAAAAACGAGTGTCAATAAACTCAATGCGACCTTTCTCTTGGTCAATGTTAAAATTTTTCATGTTGCTTAATTTAATGTTTAAAAAATGGCCGACCATGCTCGGCTAACACATTGGATGTAATTAAAAAGGAAGGTTAATAATACTTTTTGCTTTTTGATAAAGCCATTCAATTCTATCGGTATCATCCCATTGCTCCTTGCCTTTGACCTTCACTTTCACCATGTCTGGCATCCCTTTAGGGTTGTCTTTGGTATAGGCGTGTTTAATGGTTTGACCACTTTGCTTGAGAAAGATAACCGACTTTTTCTTGTCCCCATCAATGATGAGGGCGGGGTTAATCTCTACATTTTGCCCAAGGTCAACATTAGGCAATGTTTTGAGAAAGGTGGTTGAGTAACCAGAGGAGAAGTTCATCTCTAAGATACACTTTTGGTCACTTCCGGCGTCTTTGATGGTAACGAGTAGGAACTTGCCATAATCGTTCTCTTTAATGTCAAGATTGACAATATGACCCATTACTCCAGTAAAAAATAGCTCATGCACTTGTTTGCCAGTTTTTGTGGTGCGTTCAATGGCGTTTGGTGTTCCCGCATCAACGCGGCGGCAGAGCTTACCATTGCTAATAGATAAAAATACCACGTTTTGTCCTTGACTTGAATTTGTCAACATTTGTATTGGTTTTGGTGATTAAAAGAATGTTTTGATAATATCCATTTTTTGCGTGTTTGGTAGTTGGTGAGCATGGTGGCCACTCTTTGTCTATAAGTGTTGTGGTCACTAATCTCTCCATATTTATCGCAGAATTGATCAATTAAAAAGACCACATGGTCAAGCTCATCGTATCCCATTTGATAGATAGCTAAATCAATTTTGTTTACATCATCCCAAAAGGATTTGGGGATAAGATACTTTCGGAACCGTGCCTCTGCTTTTAGAGGTGGTAGGTATTCCCTATTTCTTTTGAACTTAGATATTAAAGATATTATTAGCATTACCGATGCTAACGTAACCAGTATTAAAATTGGCAGCATAGTCCATGAGTTTTTGGGTTATTAAGCGATGGTTCTTGAGTGTTATTTTGCCCGTCTTTTCGGCTCTATTGATAGTGCCAATAGATAGCCCCGTCATGTCGGCGAGTTGCGTTTGCGTTAAGTTTAATGCTCTTCTTGTTTGTCTAATATCCATCTTTTAAAAGTTTAGGTTTCCGGCCAAGACAAGGCCAAATGTGAGAATTGTAAGTACAATCATGAGGTAAGTAAAGTCTTTGTTTTTCATTTTGTGTGTTTTTTAGTGTGATGTAAAACTAATCAAACTTTTGATATAAAAAACTATTTTTAGTAATTTTTTTTCTATTTTTTGTAAGTTATTGATTATCAATAACAAAAAAAAGCCCCTTGTAGAAACAAAGGGCGAAAAAACACTAAAAAAGCAACAATTACTGACTTTGTAAAGGTATTGTATCCTTATTATCAACCCGTCTATAACCTTCGTGCCAAAGGGTGTTTGTCAAAATAATACTATTCTTTACGACTTCCTCCTCACTATCCATTGGGTATAAAATATGCAAACACTCATGTATCAAAATCTCAAGGTGCTTCTTACCCTTTATCCTCTCATCCAACTCAACCAATCCCTCAGAGTGAGCCATGCCCCAAGCCTTTTGCCTACCAAGCTTTGTATATTTAACCTTTATCCTTCGCATACTTTTTATATATCATGAGTAGTGACTCATCATCTATTCTCTTGCCTCCTCTAACCATTGCCAACATCTTTTTAATTACTTCCAAATCCTTGTCCAGTCTCATAAATAAAGTACAAAGTAGGGCCTCTTGTTCATCTATCTTCATATTCTTTCTCTATTAGTATTTGTAAATAGTGCAATGCTTTTTTTAAATCCTCTAATCCGTTCTTATGTTTGTGTCTCATTACATACTTAATGATATTGCCCTCAATGAAACCAATCTCATTGTCATAAATAAAATCAATTGGTTGTATCTTATGCCTCTTATAATGAGAGCCTCCTTCTTGGTGGTCTAATGCACTCATAATACTTTCCCTTTAAAAATCCTCTTGTTTCTTACATCAAAGCTATCACCATCAATGTCAACCATTGCAAAGCCGTGATTCCATTTGTTAATTGGCAAGTAGGCAGGGTTCAACTCGGACAAACATCCCAAAGAGAATGTTGTCACTATTTCCCCATTCATATTGCTCTCCGTGTGTTCGCTTGTCTGGTGGTTGTGGCCTTGCATGGCACTAACCTTACCTCTTAAGAACAAACCACGAGCAATATTAACAGGGCTAAAGACCGATCCACCAAACTCGTGTCCGTGGATGATATTAAGAGCACCAGCTTTAATGATACGCTTGTCTTTAATTATCTCTATTCCTTCCGCTCTTGACTTGATGATGTTCTCAAGCTCAAACTCATCTACTCCATTTAACTCCCCCGCTTTCATCCAAAGGTAATGAAAGTAGCGCTCCTCGTGGTTACCAGTCTTAAAGTAAATTTGACATTTGAACGTATCTTTTAGTACATCCATGAACTCTTTAAAAGCCAATAGCTCATGTGCAAATGACCTGGCTTTTGGGTCTTTCACAAAGCGGCTCAATTGGAAAAAGTCAATTGTATCTCCATTGAGAAGGATAGCATCTGGCTTCTCCTTTTTTGCGTAGTCAAAAGCCGCGGTTAAAGCGTCGATTGAGTGATAAGGTATATGAATGTCGGAAAGTACCAATAATCGCTTGGCTTTAATTACATATGGCTCATAATTAGCCTCCTCCGACTTAGGTAGGTTGTATGGGTTGCGTGGTCTTTCATCTACTAATTTTCTAACTCTATCTCCATTTTTACCATGCTTACCTTCAATAGCTCGTAGAGTATCTCTTGACCTTTCAACAGTATTAAATAGCAATGGGTTCTCCTTTTGCATGATTCTTGCTAATTTAAGGGTAGGCATCTCCCAACCATATTTTTTGCGGTATTCCTCGGCAACATTGGCTTTGCTAAAAAGTGGGTTGTTCGCCATATTAAGGGGTTTTAAAGTACAAGTTAGCCTCGGCCTCTCGCCTCCTCGTAAGCCCATTTAATACTTTGCCACTTGATCGGTTCCATTTCATGAACTCTTGCCTAATGGTGGGGTCGTTTGGGTTGGCGTTCACTTTCTTTAGCAATGTGCTACCGCTAAAGTTGCCAATGCCGCAATTATATGCAAAAGAGAGTAATGCCGACCTTTGGTTGTCATTTATATGCGATTTGATATACTTAGCCATCCTATTGGCAAATTGCTCGGCTACCTTTGCGAGTAAGAAATCGGCTCTATCTCTTGTTATTTTATCGCCCATAAGGACTGGCTTTCCATCCTCATAGAAGGTGTTCCCGAAGCCAATTGTGACCTTTCCGGCAGGGCATTTGTAGGCGCTTAGACTCAATCCCTCAAATTGCTTAATAATGTCCAGATTAAGGCTCATTTTTTAAGTTTTAAGTACAAGTAAGCACCTATGCCCAAAAATACAACTATAAGCCAACCAAAGGCCTTATTTGCCCTTCCTTTCCAATTGTCAGCCTCTACTTTAGAACTTGTGAGCTCGGCTTGTAGGATGTTGACCCGTGCATTATCAACTATGTATCGTTTGATAGTATCATGGATGGTGAGCGTTTTTGTCACCACATTTGTACTCCACTTAGTGATATAAGTAGTATCATTGAACACCTTAACCTCCAATTGCTCATCCACAATGGTTAAAGTGTCCACTTTTATCGTTGTGTCGCTTTTGGTGATAATAGTTGTATCGTTAGCGCAAAGCCCAGCCTTAATAACCTCTTTGGCAACCTGGTCAAACATAGTTCTATTATTTAGAACTTTTTTAACCGGATTGCAAGAGACAAATAGTAAGAGTATTAAGCTAATTCTTATCATCTTTCCTGAATATTTTCTCAATAGAGGTAAGGCCAAGGCATCCAAACGCAAGAGAGGCTACCGCATACACGAGAGCCTCACTTGGTTTGGTTTCTTTAAACGAGTTATGGTACATAGTAACGCAAAGCATCACTACGCAAAGGAAACCGCAAAGTCTTTTCATTGACAAGCGGTCATTATCCTCGCTAAAAAATTGCTTCATTTGTCCTTTATTTCCTTGATCAGCCGATAAATGTTATAGGCTATCGTGGTCATACCCGCAAAAATGGCTACATAGGCTCCGACCTCGTTGACATTAATATCGCTCCATATTTTAAGCACGATAGTGCCTATGCACATACCAATACTACGTTGGTCAACGCCATGTATCATTTTATTGAGGTTTTTCATCATTAGCCTTTTGCAGCTCGGCCGCTATGGCTTGATTGGTTTCTTGTAATTTCTTTTGCAAGAATTCAATTTGAGCGAGAATGTCGTAGGCTTCCGCCTTTAGTTCTACTAAGTTCATAGTTTTAAATTTTACTCTAAATTAAGCATTATTTTGATTCCAAGGTAGGGGCAAAGACACAACTTTTGGGTTTTTTTGCTCCTCTATTTGTGCGGTCAAAGAGGCATCTATTGAAGCCACATCCAATCCGCTATTGAGCCATCCTTCCACCATTTGCTCGGTCAGTTGGTCATAAGGCACGAATGAGGACGGGTCGGGTGCGGATACGGAGAGTACGGAGTAGGTGTCTGCGAAGTAGGACTTATCGCCATCTACCTCACTTGCTTGTCTCCTCCAATGCACATTAAAAACCACATCGCTTAGACCTTCGGATGATGGGTACTCATCCATACTGCTAATAACCCATTTGAATTGTATCATATTTATTTGTTTTTAAGTTGTTCTATTTCTGCTTTGAGTTCTTGGATAGCTTTAACAAGCATTGGTACAAAAACGGAATATTTTACTGATTTCAATCCTGTTTCTTTATCAGTATCAATCATTGAAGGAAATATAGTTTCAAGCTCTTGTGCTATTACACCTATTTGCTTTTTATCATCTCCTATTAGATTGTAGTTTCTAACCTTAACTTTTAACAAGTCATTAAGTTTAGAAGTAGCATCAATAATGTTTTCTTTTAAACTAACATCAGAAATTGCTCCGTAACTATTGTTTGTATTAGTTACATTACCATTACCAGCTACAAAAAATACTCCAGTACTTGTGTTTGAATAACCTCTTATTAAATATGCAGTATTTGCAACTGATGCATTACTTTGTAAATTTAGAACATAATTTGATGCAGTTGTTGCACTACATATTACATTAAGTCCGTTTTTATTAGCAGTTGGATTTTGAATTGTAACATATCCTGCTTCACTAGTAGTTCCTACAAGCAAATCTCCACCGATGACTGTATTACCATTCTTTGAAACATTAAACATACTTACTCCACCAACCAACAAGTTCAACAACTTGGATGATGCACCACTCGCAGTATTGGTAACTCGGTATTCAATGCCTCTTGCGTTACCTGTGGTGTTCCATGTGGATTCTAAATAGATAATTGGTTGTTCAGTTGCAGATGTAAGTAATTGACCCGTGCCGTATAATGCACTATCAATTTGTGAGTTTAAGTCAGTTACTATATTTCCTTTGGCTTTTATAGCACCATTCACTTCGAGCTTGTAATCTGTCGCAGTAACACCGATGCCGACATTACCAACATCATTTATGTAGAGCCTTGTTTGATAAGTGCTTCCAGTTTGTGTTGTGGATTGCTGAATACCAAAATCTCCATATATAACATGGTCGTTAAGTAATCTCCAACTTCTACTTGATGAATTAGCGGATGCATAAAGAAATTGCAAAAATCCACTTGCAGCAGCATTTGAATAAGTGTATAATTGACCTGCCGTTACGCTTGAACTAAACGTAGCTACACCTGTAACCCCAAAAGCACCATTTTGTATAGATACGAGCCTTGTTCCATTCTGCGAAACAATACCGAATCCTGCGTTTGAACTATACCTTAAATCACCGCTTGTGAGATAAAGTTGTTTGGCTGCTGCTACTGTTACATCTCCATCCAAATATGAAGTTCCACTAACAGTTAGTTTACCAGATGATGTAGTAGTACCCACCATGAGATTCCCACTCGCATCAAGTGTCATCGCTTGGGTGAACGATATAGCGTTTCCTGCGGTGCCGGAGGGGGCGGTGAACAACCTATGTTCTCCATCTGATTGTTGATACAATGTTGCATAATCAGAAGCAATATATCTAAAATCGCCACTTCCATAGTAAGCGTTTCCAAATAAATACATTCTATTTAAATAACCAGATAATGCTGCATTTTTAACTTGAAACCCAGTCAATGTACTCCACGCACTCGGAGTAACACCCAAGCCGAGGTTGCCGGAGTTAGTTAATTCCATTATATCAGCTAAGTCAGCTGCATTAGTAAATCTCAATGAATTACTATTAGCACCTAACTTTATATAAGAGTTAGAAGCACCTGCTGAATATCTACCGATTTCTAATTTACCATTATTATCATCAAGTATTCTTATACCACCTGCTACAGATAGTTTGCCATAAGTTCCTCCGGGCGATGTCGTACCAATACCAAGGCTTCCACCAGAGGTGAGTCGCATTTTCTCAGTATTAGCAGTATAAAAAATTAATGGAACACTCGTTATGCTTCCTAAATTAACATCAGATGCTGTATTAAAAAATGTACCTACTCTTGTACCATTATTTAGTAAATCAATAACACCACCA